TCGCCAACTCGCTTGGCAAGCTCTGGGTGAACCTGCCCGAGGCTGCGACCATCGCAGCGAAACAGCCGGGCCTGTGTTCGCAGATGGTCGAGGGCGAGCCCGGTCGTCAGCACCGGCTCGGCCTGCATCTGATCGAACTCGATGCAGTCGGCCAGCTCACCGGCGAGGGCCGCGACGATTGCAGCATCATCGGCGGCAGTCTCACCGATGAACGCACCGGCAAGGTCGAGCTCGCCAGGTGGTGGCGTCGGTGCTGGCGTCGGCTGGCGGTCGCCTGACAACAGCAACCACGCCGCGAGGATCGAGAGAAGCACGACCATGCGGAACCTCATTCCTGGTCACTCCCTGCGGAAAGCGCAAGCGTCAGAACATCGCAGGCGGCAGCCTGTTCCTCGTCCAGGTGGTTGGTGTGCATGAGCCGAGTCCGCACCGTTTGCAGCGATGCAACCGCGTCGAGGTAGCTGGCTGGCTTTGGCCGCGTGTCGAGCCCCTCAAGGCTCGGCAGCAGTCCCGCCTTCTTGTTGGTCGGCCAGAGGGCAACAGCAGCGGCAGCAACCGCGAGCAACCAGGTCATCATTCGTCAGCTTTCCTTACCAAGGGCAGAAGGGCATCAACCGCACCGGCAGCAGCCGTGCGGATCAGTGAGCGGAGGGTCGGCTTGATGAGCCACCACGCTGGCCGCAGCACGACCGGGACGACAAGATCACCAAACTCATCAAACAACGTCGCGGCCAGGTCGGCCACGATCTGCTTCTTCTGGTCGCCTGCCAGTTCCAACTCATCAACGGCAGCAATCGCCAACCGCATAGCAGCGACGATCAACTCGGCGAGCTCGGCAATCGTCAGCCCGTCGCTGACCTGACGCCGAACCTGCTCGATGTAGGCGGCGACTTTATCGTGAAGGTTCAACTTCTGGCTGGCGATGTTCAACGGGTAACTGCTAATCATCGGCGATGTCTCCCAGCAGTTCATCCTGACTCGTCTGGTAGGCGATGTGCCATAGCAGACGCATGGTCGACCGGGCCTTTTTGCGGTTGCTTTTGAACGGGCCGAAAAGCTCGTGCTTGCGTATTACTCCACCGCCCCCGGCAAGTATCAGCTCGTAGCTCTTGCCGTCCGTTTGCAGAATGACCGTGGCAATCGGGTCATTCATCTCATAGGTATCATCCGGCTCATCAGCCATAATCATCCTCAGCGTCGAAGATATCTCTCAAGTTTACCATTCGCCGCTCTTGAACTGACGGCCTGCGGTTTACATCGCGGGCTTCCCGCTCGGCGACAGTCCACTGGCGGCTTATGGTGTTTCGACGTTTTTCGATCACGTCGGGGGTCGGCTCGATGTCACAGATGGTGATATATGCTCCCGCCTCTTCGCCGGGCTTTGCCCATCGTCGACGTACTGTCAGCTCGACCACCTGGCTGTCGTCGGCCCAGGCGATCTTGTTCAAAGCGTCCTCAATGCCTTTGGCGAGGTTGGTTGCATCGCCCCGCGAATACGGGAAGGCCGGAGCATCGGGACGCACGACCCCTACCCCCCCCCTGTTTTTGCTGTGGCTTTTTGGCCGCTGAAATACTGCCTCGATGCCAAGCCATACCGGCCCCTCGCGGAGCGGCAGCCCGCTGGCACGAGCAGCGGCCTCAACCGCTCGTCGGTATTGAACAATTCTGGAGGCGTAATAGACGTGCCCGCTCCGTGTCACCCTCGGCCGCGATTGCGGCACGGGATCGCCGGGAACGACGAACTCGCTTTGATATGGGTCGGCATCCATGCCTGTTACATACCTTGGGCGTCAAGTTATGAAAGCAAACCGGCTGAAACGTAACAGTCGCCGCAGTAGGTGAAGCAGCGAATAGACCCCGCTTCGTCGTTGTAACTCACCGGCTCCGCACGTTTCTCAGCAAGGTGCCGCTTCCTGCACTCTGCCGCTCGCTCTGCGATCTCTTCCTGCGTCGGGTCGCGTTCAATGTGCTTATATTCCGGCACTTTCCGCGGCAGCCCCATCAGCTTCGCCTGTTCGCGGACGAACTGACGCGAGCTGCCGAGTTCAAACGCGATCTGCTGCGGTGTCATGTCGGTGTACAACCACAGTCGACGCAAAAGCTCCCGGTCATATTGCCGATACTCTCGCGGCGGCAGCCCCATGCGAGCAGAGATCTTCTGGAGCGTTGCCCGTGGCATACCGAGCAGGCTGGCAATCTGAGCAACCGATAGCCTGTTGTCAGGCCAGAGCTCGCGGAGTTTTGCCTCGTCGAATTCTCTACGCTTCGGCATCAATCCACCCCCATCGGCATGACAACGCCAACGCTGTCCTCGGTGCGGAAAACCAGAGCAGAGCTCGCGTCGACCGCTTCCACCTCGACCGGCTCGACCGCATCGACGCGGCGAAGGAACGCCACGCAATAACTCGGGTCGACCTGAATAGTCACAGGGTCGCCAGCCTCAATCGGCTCAAGCTCGACGCGAGCATTTCCGGCTTCGCTCGATGTCGCCTCGACGATGATTGTTTGCCCCAGCGTCAGCGTCACCGCTTTGGTTGTCTCGCTGGTGCAGATGCTCGCCTGCCGGATGGCTTCACAAAGCCTGTCAGCTCTCACAGTCGTCGGTGTCGCCCGGCCCTCGGTCGGGATCACCTTTTGCCAGGCAGGAAACTTGCCATCGACCGTCCGAGCGTAGATTTTGCTCTCTGGGCCACCGGCCCCGAGGCTGCAAAGCACCTCGGCACCGCTCCGCTCAATCTGCACCTCGCCCTCGTCGTCAAGCTGCGAGGCCAGATGAGCGACCAACTGAGCAGATCGCTCAGTGAGCAAAACCGAGCAATCGTCTACGGCCTGGTCAATTTCGATTCGGTGCAGGTGCAGGCGGCGGCCATCGGTCGCCACAAGATGCACCACGCCGTCGATGACCTGGATGAGCACCGAGGCCAGAGCGTACCGGGCAGAGTCGCGGTCGCAGGCGTCGATCACAGCCGCGATCCCACGGGCCAACTGGTCAGCCGGAATGCGGGCCACCGGCGACCACTCAGCCGGTGCCATTTCGGGCCATTCATCAGGCGACCTCGTAGGAAGCCTCCAGACGCCCCTAGAAGCCCGTATGGTCGCCTGCCCGTCCTCGGGCTCAATCACGACCTGTTCACCCGTACAGGCCCGTGCTAGGGCGTCCAGGCGGGCGAATGGCAGCAGGAGCGTGTCGCCGCCGTAGATGATCGGCACCTCTAGGCGGATCTCGCCATCGGTGGCCTCAAGCCGCCCGGGGGCGAGGCTGACGCAAGTCAGCACCTCGCGGATTGCTCGTCGCGGCACCACGCGGCCCGCGAGCGAAAGCGTTTGGATCAGATCAGTCCTTTGCACAAAATCACAAACCACCGTCATAGTCTCTGCCCTCCTGTTGCAGAAATTCCACCCGCTCTAGTTCCTGCGATACTCGCAGGCATCGCCGAGCCAGCCGGTCAATCGTCACTGCCGCCTGCTCCAACAGCAGTCGGTCGTTGTCGTCGATGTTGTCATCCCAAGCCCGCTTCAGCAGCAGGTTGGTCAGCGTGTCAATTCGCACGGCTTGTCTCCAGTGCTCGCCTCGTTCGTTCCAGTGCGGCTTTAGTTGCCGGGTCGAACTCTCTCACTGCTGGCCGGTCATCAAACGCGGCCCTGCCATTTTTTCTAGGAGGGGCGTCAAATTCCCCAGCGATGATCTTTTCCAGCCAGCCGGGCTTGATGAACTGCGAGAGCGTGACGGGCGTCGAGAAGTACCGGCAGCCGGGCAGGCGAGCGATTGCCTGACGGGCATCGGCCAGCCACTCGTCGTCGCGTTCCTCGTCGTCCCACTCGACTGGCGGCTTGGAGGGCGTCCAGCGTTTGCCTGGGCCAGCGTTCCACTCCTCGCGGAAAGATTTCCAAAACTCGGGAGGAGAGAATTCTCTTTTCTTCTCCTCTCTTTTAGTCCTCCCGGCAGGCGGACATTTGTCCGCAACTTCGCGGACATTTGTCCGCTTGGCAGGCGGACATTTGTCCGCGTTTCTGCGGACAGACTTCCGGCGAGCGTCCAAAAGCCGCTTTTTGGCGGCATTTGTGAAGCGTTCCTCCCAGCCGGGGATGGTCACAGAATCGCTGGTTGTGGTCAGCCATCCGGCCTTTTCAACGTCAGCCCAGAATGCCTCGTCGCCCCCGGCAACCGATGGCAACATCTGCGGGGGCACGCTGATCGTGCCGTCTGCGGTGACGTGCCACGCCCAGGCCCACAGCCTGACCATCCTGCCGATGACCACCTCTGGCTCGATGCCGTTTGCGGTGGCAATCGTCAGCACCTCCGGCTTCATGCCAATGTTGCAATCTATCGGGATCCATTCACCAGCCATCACCATTCCCCCATCGGCCTCAACTCGCTCTGCGGCACCCACCACGCTGGCCTGGTGCTCCTTTGGCTTGCTCTCCGCCACTCGTCCCGCCGTGCCTCCATCCCGACAATCCAACCGGCCAGCCGTACCGATTCATCGCCGACGATGGCGAGCAGATAGCGTCGATCTGGGGCGTCGTTGTCCCGCACTATCAGGTGGCCGTCAGCGTGTCGCGTGCTGCGAACTTCAACGTCGCCAAGGCAGTCAGGCACGCGGTGAAACGTGCCGACAGACGGCACGAAGAATCGCCCAGACCATTTGCCAACAGCGAGCTCCCCGGCGGCCCCGGTGATCTCCTCGGCAACCCGTTCGACCATCGAGCGGCGGTAGGTCGTCGCGTGATCAAGCCGCTGGGCTGCCGATGCGACGATGCGGAGCCAGGCCGCGTCGACGACGGCTGACCACTCAGGCAGTGTCAGTGTGATTTCCATCCCGCTCCTCCTTGAGCTTCTTGACTTCAACCAGTAGCCGCAGAATCCAGCCTGCGAGGTGGCCGCTTGTTCCTGTCCAGCAGTTCGCCGCCCCGTACTTGCGGGCGATCTGCTCGGCTTGTTTGAGTTCGTCGTCTGTCATGCCATCGCCTCAAACAACGCCACTGATTGCCGGGCGTCAAGAATTCTTCGCTCGGCTAGTTCGATGTAGTCGGGGTTTAGTTCGCACCCGATAGCGTTGCGGCCCAACTCTGCCGCCACGGCGAGCGTCGTGCCGCTGCCTGCGAATGGGTCAAGCACTGTGCCGGGCATGGCGACAGATGCAGCACAGTCGCAGGCGGGAGCCCATCCAAGAGTGGAGACGGTCGTGATGTGCCTCTGGGGATCCCGGTTGCCGTCAACAAGAGCGTCCCCCGTGGTCTTTGTCACCTTGCCGGGCCTTGTCGCAAAACGGTCGCGTTGGGTGATCCTCTCGTAGGCAGCACCGCACACGGGGCAGCACTGATCGGGGCATCCTGCCTTGATGCAAGGCTCGACCAGATCGGCAGGCATAACCGCGAAATGAGCCCCGCTGTAAGGCTTCGTGCTGATTTTCCAAACTGATCGCTTGTTAGCCTTTTCGTACTCTTTAGATACGTTTCCCGATTTTGTTGCATGAAAATCGCTTTTGTCGTCTCCGTATTTATTGCCGCCGAAGCGCATGCCTTCGCTGCTTGATGTCGCACTTTCCTTGATCGCCTCCGCGTCGTAGTAATACCGATCACTCTTTGTAAGCAAGAAAACGTACTCATGCGCCTTAGTGCAGCGATCCCGCACGCTCTCGGGCATCGGGTTGGGCTTGTGCCAGATGATGTCCTGCCGCAGCCACCAGCCATCCGCCTGCAAGGCGAAGGCGACACGCCACGGGATGCCGACGAGGTCTTTGGGCTTGATTCCGTCGCCACGCTTTGTAGGAACACCCGAAACGCGAACTGCAGGCCCGCCGTCGTTCGCGTTTTTGCCACCGCTCTGAGCGTTTCCTGAATAGCTATCCCCCAGGTTCACCCAGCAAGTCCCATCATCCCGCAGCACCCGCCGCACCTCGCGGAACACCTCCACCATGCGGGCAACGTAGGCGTCGGGCGTTTCCTCTAAGCCGATCTGCCCGTCGTGGCCGTAGTCACGAAGCCCCCAGTAGGGCGGCGATGTAACGCAACAGTTTACGGTTGCGTCGGGCAGAGTCCGCAGCCCTGCGATGCAATCGCCGGGAATTATTCGTTGCTTGGTTGCCATTGGCACCCTCCATGATTATCAAAGCGTCGTCGTCGTCCATAAATCCTCGCGGCCCGAGTCGAACGGGCCTCCACGCCATCCGTGACGAGGCTGCCAGTGCCGCTCGCGGAGACGAAAGCTCACTGGCTGCGGGTGTTTCCAGCCACCGCCCGCTGGGCTCCCAGTGCCGCTGGCAAGTGCGGCTTATGGCCTCTGGGTTGCCGGTCGCGTTATCCGTCAGACTCAGGCGGTGCCCGGTGATCTGCTGGCCGTGTCCGCATCGCTTCGGCCAGCTCTTTCGTTCGGGCCAGGTGGGCCTGGTACTCGGCAGTACCTCTCCACAGCTCGCGATACTTGTTGGCGTCCTCGATGGCGTAGCGAAGCTGACGGTCGATGGTTTCAAGTGCCGTCACCGTTTCCCAATCGTGGCAACCGCGTGCCTCGTTGTAGAGCCTGACGAAAACCGGATCGGTGCATGTGATGCCGTTCATGCTGCGACCTCCTCTTGGCTGATGAGCATCTCGGCCTTGCCCCTAATGAGGCTGGCGATCTCCTCGCCCTGGGCGTCTGTCCACTCGCCACTCTCAACCTTCTCGCTGACGCGGCGGCGTAGGCCGTCGAGTTGGTCAAGGTGCGTGACCGCGTTGACTGCCAGCCGTGCCTTGGCAAGTGCGTCGTTTTCTTCGATGGGTTTCGGCCCCTCGTCGTCGAACTTTGGCCGCACCGCTGGCGTCTTCCGTGGCTCCTGTTTCACCGGCTCAACGTGCGTGTAGTCCTGGGCCTCCTCGGCAGTGACAAGGCCACGCAGAACGTCAGGGAAAGCGTCACGCAGAGCGAATCCACGGGCTCGCATTTGCAGCATCCGTTTGGGGTATTGCTGCCACGGGCCAGACTTGCCCCACAGGCTCGCTTTCTTGGCGTCCGCAACGCTGAACGTGCTGACGGTCGGCTGAGGGTCGCCGCGACGCTTCGCCTCGCAGATGGCGACCATGTTGTCGCCGTCGCCCTCAATCCGCTCGCTGACGTACTCACACACGGGTGAACCCTTGGCGAGTGCTATGGCGGCATCTCCGTAGATGCTCGGGCGACCGTTCACCACCGCGATGCTCTGCACGCTCTGCATCGGGCCGAGGCCCAATTCTGCCCCGTGCTGGACGGCCAGCACGCAGTCGGCAGGCTTGCCCCTGAAGTCCTTCGGCACGAAGCTCGACTCGGCCAGCATCTTGCCGAAGGTCATGGCCTCGCTGATCGTCTGAAGTGCCAGCCCACGCGGCTGGGTTGTTGATAGTGCTGTGCTCATCTAATTCCTTTCGATTTCTGGAAAATGAAACCCGGCTTCGGCCATCCTTAGCGTCAGCCGGTCGTGCGTCCTTGCTGCTCCCGGCATCCTGCCGGGCCTCCTAGTGGTCAGAATGGGCTCAGGTCGTCTGCCTGTGCCTCGCGGATCACCCGCCCGCTGCCGGGTACATGAATCGAGAGCAGATAGGTGCCCTCGGCCTCGTCGCGGTCGATCACAATGCCGGTTGCCCACTCGTCATCGTTGGGACGCCAAGTCGCCCGCTGGCCGATCATCAGGCCTGTCGGGATTGCGGGGCGTCCGTAG